TCTTTTTCGTGAGCGTCTAACTTTCCGTCATCGTCGTAATCGTTATCATCTCCCTTATCACCAAGTGCTTTGATATCAATCATATCTTTTTCGCCACCTGGCATATCATCATTATCGCCATCGAAGTCTGGAATTAATTTATTAATTGGTTTAATAGCGATTGGCATTGGCGCTGATGGCATTGGTTCTGGAACCTTTGGCATCATGTCTGGATTTACTTTTTGAAAAAGTTTCATCGCATCTGCAATAGCATCACCTTCAGCAGAAATAGTTAAATTCATTCTTGGCTTTTCTTCTGGTTTAGGTGGCATAGTAGGTGCCATTGGTGCTGGCATTGGATCGCCGCAAGCCTCATCTGTTGGAACATCTACTCTTGCTGTGTCAAGTTCCTGCATTTTGGCCACTAATTCTTGAAAGTTCATATTAGTTACTCCCTACAGGACTTTTTACGCCTGCTTTATCTGCTTTAATCTTAGGAACATCTTGATAAACATCAGCTTTTAATTTGTCAGTCCCTAACTCTTTACGTCTTTCTTTTGATTCCTTAGAAAGACTCTTTAAAAAATCTTTGTTGAAGTCGTCACCGAAGTAATCTTTATGCTTAGGCTTTAATGCTTCTTTATATTGATTATCGTGTAAAAGAGCACCTGTCATTTTGCTATCACCAACTGCTTGATCTTCTTCGCTAGGACTTGCGCTATTACGTACTTTGTAATAACCTGAATCGCAACATCCCATTTCGAAGATTTCTTTTTCAATTTCAGTTGTTGTTAATGGATACTCAGTTACAACATTAAAAGTATGAACTTCCACATTTTTAAGCGTAGGAAATTCCATAGGTGATTCTGTAACTGGCGTTGTTTTCATTTTTTCAAAATTAACAACACTTCTGCTTTCCAGTCTTGCTTTTAATTCGTCAGCAAAACTTTCTGGCACGTCGCCAGCAATCTTCACATTAAAACTATATGTTTTCTTGCTTTCAGCTAGATATTCTTTAAACGTCTTCATATGTATATTTATTCCTTTTCGCTCAATTTCTTGATTAATTCATTGCGATCAAGCATAACATACCCTTTTCCGTCCAAAATATCGTCTTGATCACCGCTGTCTTTATCTATTTTAAGTTTTTTTAATTGTAAATCAACAGCTTTTAACTTCTTATCTACCTTAGCTGCTTTTGCTTCTATAGCATTTTTCATCATACTACTAGCAACTTCAAATATTCTACCACTGTATCTTACTTCTACGTTCATACCTAAATCCATTAAATCGTCATATGCTTTTTCTGCTTTTGTAGACAAATGATCTAGCTCTTCTTCTCCTAAAGAATCAAGTTCTTTAACTTGTGGTAAATCTCTTGTAATTTCTGCAACTTTGTTATAACTGTCTTCGGCGTTTTTAACAACTTTATGATTTTCTTCGACAGCCATAGGATCAACAACAATTTCAGTAGCTGTTTCTACTGCTTGTTCTTTATCTTCTAAATTAAACAGTTCTTCTAATTTCTTTGTCATAATACTACTTATCTACGTTTGGTACCTTGATAAAAAATATCTTCTTCACTAACAACTCTAAATCTAACACCTTGTTGTTTACACCATTTATTAGCAGCTTCCCACTTTGCCATATTTTTTACATATTGTTCTTGATTGTATCTGCTCTTTCCAACATTTTCTCTTAGTGTCTGATTCTTAGGTTTTACTTCAACTACTTCTGCGTGTTTCTTTCCATTTTTATCATTATACACTATAAAGAAATCAGGAACATAAATTGTATACTTTCCTGTTAGCGGATCTCTGTAAGGAATCTTAATACTTTCACTAGCCCATTGAGAAACGCCAGGGTGCTCGTCTAGTAATCTCATAAAAACAGTTTCCCAACTTGATCTTGCAAGAGGTCTTCTAGTCCCGACATACTTCTCGGGGTTCTTCATGGTAAATCTTCCTTGTGCAAACTTTGGCATTACGCCCTCACGTTTCTTTGTTTGCTCACATCAGATAAGGCTTCTCTGAATCCTAAAGTAGAAATACTAGATCTATTATTGTTTAAAATTTCTGCAACCAAAGCACTTAAATTTAAATTGTCAAATCCTTTAATCTCATCTAAGATTTTAAAGATAGGTACTTCTTCGTACTTTGCTTGTTTTAATAAAACTGATGCTGCTGTTGTTGCTGCTGCTCTTTGAAAACCATTCTTTTCAAAAAAGTTTACCGCTGCATCGACTTCAGTAGGATTATATGATATAGGATCTTCACCATATGTATCAAAAAATAATCTAGATCTTGCAGCACTGTCTTGTACTTGTTTAGCTGGAAGATTTGAAGTTGTGTTTACTGGCATATTTTATAATCCTTCTGGCACCATATTTTTCGGCGATGCATTTGTGCCTTCGTCGCCTGTATTATTCTTAGGAGTAATAATACCTGCAATGCCGCTTACTGTATTAGCAATTTTTTGTGTACCTGCTGGACTTGTTAGAATATTAATTGCTTCTTGTTTAAGACTTTCTTTCGATAGTCCTTTAATATTTCTTGCTGTATTAATTGCACCGATTGCTGTAGATAAAAATCCTGCTGGAGAATTAAATGCTGTTCCGTCACCAATTGCACCAAACACCTGTTCTAATCCATCAAGCACACCACCTTCTCCAACTAGGTTACTCACGCCGCCACCCGCAACACTTAATGGTGAAGGTGTATTGTCGTAGTGTAGTGTAGCAAACCCTTTAGGATTGCCTTCGCTTACTGTTCCTGCTGTGTATTGAACTGCTTCATATTGCAATGTCATTTGACTTTCTGCTGGCTCACTTGATGCAGTATAATCCATACTACCGTGAGACCAAGAAGTAATTTTAGGATTAACTAAAGTATAACCTATAAATCTTCTTCTACCCATAGTATAAATTGTTACGCTTTTAAACAACGGTGCAGTAACGTTATTGTCTAAGCCATATCTAAAATGTAAATTTTCTGTTGTTTGTCTGTATGCATTACTTTCCCATGCAGCATTAGGCAATGCTCTATCTTTAATATAGTATCCATAATATATTGCCCATAACGCTGACACTACACCTTGATTATCATCGTGGAATGTTAAGTTAACAGGATCATAGCTAATCATTTTATAAAGAATACGTTTTCTGTTATACTGATTTAAAGTTTCAGTTTCAAATGTAAACTTAGGTAAGTCTGCGGTTTTAACTAGCAGGCCAAATTCTTCACTATGTTTTTGTGAAAAGTTTGCAGCACCGTGTGCTGACTTATCTATTTCAAATCTAACATAATAGTTAAATTTAGTTTTAGGGGCTAATCTATATCCGTCGTCAAGGAATAGTCTTGTAGCGTGTTGATAGTTCCCTACAAGTCCTTTAGGATTTGTTAACCCTGAAAAAACATCTGTTAAAAATCTTGTAAATTTGTTGGCCATACTATTATTTAGCCATAAAAAAAGCCCGGAAAAAATCCGGGCTTTTTAATTCTATTACTAGTACTAGTATTAGCCTTGAGCAGCAGTAGCACCAGTTGTTGCTTCGCCGAGTGTTCTTTCGACAGCAGCACCAATACCAACTCCAACTCCTTGCTCTCCAGCACCCCATTGTACCATGTTATCAAAGCGGATTGTTAGTGCAACCTGCATTGGTTCATTAGTACCATAGTTTGCATCTCCGTAATCAACGTTAGTTAGGAAACAACCGTACATTACTTGAGTTTCAAGTACGTTTACACCTGATGGGTTGTTACCATTACCACCGTCTAATACTTCGATCTTAGTAGTAAATTTGTAGTCAATACCTGATCTTGCAGAAGCCTGTTCAACAAAGTCAAATTGTTTCTGTACCTGTTGACCTACAAGTTTCTGTACTTCTCCACTTGCATCGTCACGTAAGTTTAGAGCTAATGTCTCAAATGTATACTTACCTGCAAGGTATACACGTGAGTTGTAAATCTCTAACGGCATTTCTTCAAAACCAACTTTTGGTCTTGAAACATCAACAACTTGTTTTGTTAACTCAGTTGCAGCAGTAACTCCAAATCCTAATAAAGTAACGCGGAAGCGATACTTTAATTTAGGCATCAAGAGCACTTGGTTGCCTGCGTCTGTTGGTACTGAGAAGTTATTAAGTGATGTAATAGGCATGATTAAATTTCTCCTGTGTTCTTGACACGCAATGGAATGTAGATGAATTCAATCGCCTTAACTGGTTCAATCGCAATATCAACATATAGTTCGTTGCGGTCGATTCTAGCAGGAGTATTATTTGTTTCATCACACACTACCGCGAAATCATACAGAGCTCTCAAACCAACCAACTCAAGTAGTAATGATTCTACCGCTTGTTTGATTTCGTCTCTTGTGATTTTATCATTTGGTTCAAAAATGTAAGGACGAGCCAATTTATTAAGCTGACTACGTAAGTACACTACCAAACGTGCTACGTTAATTCTATCTAGTGCAGAAGCATTTCTACCTCTAGTTTTCTGACCGTAGTTAACTAAACCAACACCATTAAAGAATGTAATTGGATTAATCTTTAGGTCATATAACGTATCTCTTTGTCCTTCATTAAGTGCAACAGTTTGGAATTCGCCAGTTGCAGCATCAATGTATCCTACTGCTGTAGCGTTTGAAATTCCACCACGTCTTGTACCTGCTGGTGCAAACCATGGATAAGCAACTTGGTCACTTAGTGCAACTGTTCTCATCATCATGTGTGTAGCAGGAACAACTGCGTTTGCTCCACCTAAATCAGTTGTAAATCCGTTTGGATAAAACACTGCCAAGTATTCGTCGAATGTAACAAGACCATCGTCACTGTTATCTACAACAAGGTTAGCATTTGAACCGTAGTTGGTCAATGAAGTAGCATTTGCTGGAAGTCTTAAAGGTGTGTCACCTAATACAAATGCTGTTAAACCTCTGTCAATGTTTAGGTTAACAAGGTTTGACATTACTTCAGTGTATCCTGGAGCAGCAATAATGTTGAAGTTTCTACGTTCTTCATCTCTAATCTGCTCACTTGTATCAATTACAGATTTCATAGCCTGTACTACAACCATACGCTGTGCTTTACGTCCGAAGCTACCTGAACCATCTTCTTGGTTGCCTGACTGTGTTACCCAACGATCAGTTGCATAACCACTCATTGCTTCGTCGCCGTTGCGTGGGTTGTCTGCTGTTACATCAATGTAGTTGTTAGCATAACGTTTAACGTTACCGCCACTTCTACGTAAGTTCCATAACAACATTCCTTTCGGATATAGTGCTGGATCTGGAGCATCTGGGTCTAGGTAATTGTTTGTAAGCAAGTCTTTGATAGTTGCCTCTGTATTACCTGTTGCACCTGATAAACCATAACGTGCATCAGCAAAAAGAACGCCTTCTTCTGTTGTTTGATCAGTTTTATCTAACTGTACCCATTCTAGTAATAAACCATTCCAACGATAAATTGTTGGGAAGTTTTCTAGATCAGCTGTTGAAATCCAAAGATCTCCATCAACTAGTGCAGTACCGTCGCTTTGTCCTGTTGTAGCACTTGGTGCTGTTGCAGAAACAATTGGACCTGCTGGACTTGCACTTGCGTAAACATTATGATATCCAACCCAATCACTGCCATTATGTACCATAATGTCAACTTCACTAAATTCTGGGTTGTACCATAATTGTCCATCAGCTGGTTCATTTTCTGGATTATTTGAACTTGCTTTAAAGTCTGCTGCTGCAAGTGGTTGCCAGTTAGAAGCAACATAATCTTCATCTGCACCTGATGGAGCAGTGTAGAAGTTAGATGTTCCAATTAAAGTATTAATACTAAATGGTGTAAACACTCCACCGATTGGTGTGTTTGTACCGTCAGTAATTCTAAAGTCGCCGCCTAAGTTGTGTGAAATAACAACTTCGTTGTCAGCTGTAATAGAAGCTTGAATGTTTGTAAATCCTGCGGAGTTAACAGCATTTGCCATTAATTCAGCATCATCTGCATTACCAGCAGCAGTAAAGGATACTTCAACACCTGCGTTTAGTGTTGCTGAAGTTTTTACTGATTCAGCAATTGTAAAAGTGTTTGATCCTACTGTAAATGAGCTACTTGTAATTTCATCTGAAGTAATTGATGTTGCTTCAGTTGCATTACGTCTCCACACTCTAAACGTTGCTGTTGCAGGAGTTGTATCATTGTTGCTGTTTTCGTTTGCATTTGATTGTACAAACAATGTATCAGCTGCAATGTTAACACCGCCACCGCTTCTATCTAATGTGTAAGTTGCTGTGCTACCGTTAGCATAAATCGGAGCATCAACTGCGCCCCATGATTTAGTAGCACTTGACCACTGATATGCTCTCCATCTTGCACCATTGTTAGGTTCTGTAGTTTTAATCCATACAGAGCCTGTTGGGCGTGGTTCGCTATCATCTACTTTCCATTCTGGAACAGATGTGTGTGCTGACTGTTGCAATGCTGGACCATAGTATGTTGCTTTTGCAATACCTAGTGCATCAAAGTCCATGTTTGGTAAAGTATTACCGTCACCAATAACAATTGCATTAGCAAGTGAACTATCACCTACTGCATCGTCTAATGTGCCATCGCTGTAAAGATAAAGTTTACCGCTAACGTTTCTAGCAACAACACCTTGTGTTGCTGTAATAGCACCGTTAATTGCTGTAACTAAGTCATCTAATGTACCTGTTACTTCAAAGTCTGTTCCGTTAATTGTAAAGTGGCCTGATGTTGCTGTAAATGTTGAGCCTTGTACTGTTGGATTACTAGCAGTCCAATCGTTACTACCTACTAATACCCAACTTCCTGAAGTTACTGTTGAACCGTTACCAGATGATTTATAGTAAATTCTAGCTGTTTCTTTTGAAGCAGTAAATGATCCACTTCCGTCAACAGTTTCAAAAACTACTGCATATTCGCCGATTGCACCAACTGACCCTTTTGGCACTCCGTTGTCAATTTTGGTTGTATCGTCATCTGTTAAAACTATTGGTGTTTTTGCAGCAAACTTTTGTCCACCGCTTGTTGTTACTGCTGCACCGTTCCATTCTTGAATACCGAATGTAGTGCCTCTAGTATCAATCCACCAAGTTCCATTGTCAGGATCCGCTCCCGGAGCCTCTGATGTACCTGCTAGTTGTGATAAGTCTACATCGGCTCTAGTTACAAACGCTGCGTTAGAAACACCTAGCAAACTATATGCTGCTAGAAGTCCGTATTCATTTAATTCGCTACCGTGAATCGGTGTATTACTTGCTGTCTTTTCAAAGTTTGGTACTCCAAAAAGATCTACTAATTCTTTCTGTGAAGTTACTTTAAATGCTGATCCAGCATTTGCTTTAGTTGTTGCCGCTGCTGTGCCTGTGCCTGCGGCGTTTTGTTTATCTTGTGCAGTTGCTACAATAATAAGTGGAGTTGTCCCTGGTTCTGCCGGGGTATAAAAACTCTCATCAATTACCGTAACTTCTACTCCTGGTGATTGTAGTGCCATTCTAATCTCTCCTGGTAATGTTAAAAGTTCATTACGTAACTTATGCTAATGTATTTAGCGTAATCTTTTAAAAATGGTGCTTTAAGGTGCATATATAAAGGGATTGAAAAGGTGTAAATAACATTATGAGACCACTATGTAAAGGGTGCAATAAACGCCCACGTGCAGTTAATTATAAGAAAGGTACTAAAACGTACTATCGCAAACTATGCGAAGGATGTTTAAAGTACGGCACTAACTATGGTATCACTATGTGGGAACAGTCAGGGTACAAGAAGAAGAAATCTTGCGACAAGTGCGGTTTTAAATCAACACACGATGACATATTCAAGGTATTCCATGTAGATGGAAACTTGAACAATTGTAGACCAACTAATTTAAAAACAGTGTGCTCGAACTGTGCTGTAATAATATCAAAAGAAAATGTTACTTGGAAGCAAGGGGATCTTGTAGCAGATTTTTAACCTTATCGTACATCTCTTGAATAGTTCCGTCATTGTCTATTTCATGATCAAACTCAGTACCTACCCAAGCCCATTCTGAAGCATGGATTCCGAGTTGCTTCATAGCATTCATTGAAACATTAATACCAGCATTCGCTCTTTTAGCATCTTCGTACCAAGGAGGAAGATCACCTCTTTTAACCCAAATTATAGTGCCGCCGGCTTGTTTAATACTCTTAATTTCGTTAGGAAATCTACAGTCGGAGATTACAATGTTATCTTCGCTTTTTCGTAATTTGTTTTCTAAACTAGCAATCCAAATATCATCATGAAAGTTTTTACGTGCTACTTCTGTACCCCAATACTGCAATACCCATCTCGGTGTAAGTGTAGGCATATGTAATCTATCTGCCCACCATTTGTCTACCTTTTCACGCCAAGCTCTTGCTTCTTTTGAACGTCCTTCTAATAGATCTCTATCCCAACCAAATACAGCCGCCACTGCATCTTTAAGAGTATTGGCATAGCTCTCTCGTCTAAACTCGTGGAAATTAACAAGATAGTCCGCAACTGTATCTTTGCCAGAACCGATAAATCCACAAACACCGATAATCATAATAAAACTCTCCTTAGTATGAGTATTATTATAACTGCTTATTTGCTAAATGTCAAGTGTTAATAATAAGGTTTTGGCTGACCAGCTTTGCCCGTATTGAGTTTACGAGCCAATACACTTGCTGTATTGATTGCTTTTGTACGCTGTTGACGTCTTGCTTGTGTAGGTGCTGTTCTAGCACGAGTACGCTTCATACGTTGTGCTTTAGCAACATCGTATTGCTGTACACATTTGGAAGGATGACTTACTTGTCTACCTGCTCTTGGTCCTGTTGAACAACGAAAACGCAGTTTGGTTTGTCCGCCACGCTGATTGTGTTTACCAACACCCCAAACCATTTTAGCGACTTCGGTGTACATTTGTTCATGTTCTTCTGTGATGAAATCTGATGCTTTCATTATCCAATAATCCAACTGTATCCTTGGCCGCCTGGAACTTGTGTTACCAATTCGGCTGTTAATCTATCAATATCTGCAAATCCTTCTTGTTTCATAGAAGCACCATTAAGAGCTGTGCCTCCTTGTGGACCTGCAATACTTGCAAACTTTTCTCTTGCTTGTCCTAACATAACTTTACAGTTTGCAAGAGTATAATCTCTAACCCACTGACTTGCATATACATCTTGTAAAATAACAAAGTCGGGTTTATTGTTGTAGCACCAAAGCAATACATTTTCATCTGCTCTCGGTCTCTGCATAATTGTTAATTTTTTGCTTTGCGGATGCCATGTAAAGTTGATAAATGAACCAAACATCTTTCCAACAAGTTCTTGATATTGTGCAAACAATTCATATGTTGCTAGTCCGCCCATATTAGTGGAACTTAACAAATAGGTATTTGTGTAAGCAAGGTTAAATGGTTCAAACACTGTACCACCGGTTCCGCCGCCTGTGCGTGACCCTACAGATCTTCTATAAATCTGTCTAACTTGCTGTATTTCGTCTGGTAAGATATATTCGTTTTTGTCTACTTCTAATGCAAGAGTAATATAACTTTCTTCGACAGCATTGTCGGATCTTTGCTTAAAAACTCCAAGTGCTTTAGATAATGCAGTTTCGTAGTGTATAGGATCGAGCTCAACGTCGATCATGCCATCGCCGAGAAACGCTTTACAATAATCAAAAACTTTCTGTTTTTCTTGTTCAATTTGGCTCATATAACTATTTATGCCTTAAGCTAGAAACGGTAAATAAGTATACTATGCCAAGATTAAGTTTATATCGTCCAGAAAAGGGCAAAGATTACAGTTTCATTGACAAAACTATTTGGGAAATGTTCCAGGTGGGTGGTACTGATATCTACCTACACAAATACCTAGGGTCAGGTGCTGCAATACAGGGTGATACACCTAGTACACCTGCATATTCTACTTTAGATCCTACGAATATACAAGATATGCTATTTCTGGAAAACAGAGACAGAAAATATGACTCTGATGTCCATGTTATGCGTGGTGTTTACAATGTTCAAGATATAGATTTCAATCTTAGTCAATTTGGTTTATTTCTACAAAACGATGTATTGTTTATTACCTTTCATATTAACGATACTATTGAGCGTTTAGGAAGAAGAATTATATCAGGCGATGTTATAGAATTGCCTCACTTAAAAGATTACAATGCAACAAACAATTTACAATTTGCTTTAAAAAGATTTTATGTTGTAGAAGATGTTAACAGAGCAGCAGAAGGTTTTTCAGTAACTTGGTATCCTCATTTATATCGTGCAAAATGTAAACCACTAGTTGATTCACAAGAATTCAAAGATATACTTGATCAAATTGCTAATCAAGAAGGTTTCAAAGGCGAGTTCAATCAAGGCAACACATACTATCCGGGAGATGTTGTTTCATATAACAATGAGAAGTACGAAGCAACTTGCGAGACAACAGATGCTCCTCCAGGAGAATGTTGGAAACTTGCTGACACACTTAAAGACATCATGTCTACATACGAAAAAGAAATGCAAATTACACAGGCAGTTCTTGATCAAGCAGAAGCCGATACACCTCAAAGTGGATATGATACAACTAAACTGTTTACGCTACAAAGAACAGAAGATGGCAAACCTGAATTAGTATCAGCAGATGATACTATTAATGATGCAGATATTGATACAATCACTGCTGATACGGTATATGCTAATGCTGAAGCTAATGGATATGCAGGTTACATACTAGGCGACGGACTTCCACCTAATGGTGCTCCGTTTACACAAGGCATAGCGTTCCCATTGGGAGCATCAGAAGGGCAGTATCATCTTAGAACTGATTATAAACCAACAAGATTGTTTATCTATAGAAAAAATAGATGGGCTAAAGTAGAGGATGATGTGAGAACAAATATTACAAATCTAAGTGACAACGATGTTGCAGTAGGTGCTGACTTCGCAGGAAAAGTTACTAGAGAAACACAAAAAACTTCGTTTATTAATAACAACAACGAACAGGTCATCGACGGACAAACTGTTAAAGAAAAACAAAGTCTATCTAAAGCACTTAGACCGGAGGCAGATAATTAATGCGTATTGAAGAAATATTTGGTTTTACAACTAGTCGTCCAAAAAAAGTTTCGATAAAAAGACGTCCACAAAAAGACGATGACGAACCTCTTGCAATTAAATTACAGCAAAGAAGAGCCGCTGCGGCAAAAGGTGATAAAACAGCGTTTACACACGATTTCAAAAAGGCAAGTAAGTAATGGATTTTTTCTACGACGGACAGCTTAGAAGATACGTAACACAGTTTATGAGAATATTCATAGGCTTTAAGTATCAAGCCGGTAATGGTGATCAACAGACTATTCCTGTTATGTATGGTGATCTAACAAGACAGGTAGCAAATATTATCCGTGAAAATTCAGAAAACAAAATGCCTACAGTTCCAAGAATGGCTTGTTATATTACAGGCCTAACTATGGACACAACAAGATTAACTGATCCCACTTTTGTTAGTAAGGTAAACATACGTGAAAGAAAATATACAGTAGACGAAAGTGGAAATAGAACTTATACAGGTGCACCAGGTAAAAACGTAACAGTTGAAAGATTGATGCCAACACCATATAAGCTCACAGTAAGAGCTGATTTATGGACATCTAATACAGATCAAAAATTACAAATACTAGAACAAATTATGGTGTTGTTTAATCCTGCCTTTGAAATACAAACAAATGACAACTATATAGACTGGACTAGTTTGAGTGTTGTTTACCTAACAGGAACAAACTTTACATCTAGATCTATTCCAGCAGGAGCAGATTCAGATATTGATATTTGTAGTTTAGACTTTGAAATACCAGTATGGATTTCGCCTCCAGCTAAAGTTAAAAAATTAGGAATTGTAAGAAGTATTATTGCTAATATCTTTACTGAAGAAGGCAATGTAAAAGATCTTTCGCAATTAGTATTCAACAGTTCAAATCCAAATGCTGTTGCATACGTAAATGCAAGATATCCTGTGTTATTGTTCAAAGCAAATAATGGTCAAGATTATGATTATGAATTAACAATATTAGATCAAACTGCTGCTATACAATCATTAGGATTAGATGTTAAAGAATTTTCAGACGGTAAAAAACTTGACTGGAACGGTGTAACAGCTATGCTTGGCGGATTTACAACAGGCACAAGTATGGTACATTTCAGACAACCTAACGGAAATGAAATTTCAGGAACGTGTGCAATACACCCAACAGATCCTTTCATAATGTTAGTAAGTATGGACCAAGATTCATTACCTGCAAACACAGCAATAGCTTCATCGAATAGATCAGCAAGTAGTCTAACTACAATAGATGCTGTTATTGATCCTACTACATTTAATCCTATCGAAGCATGGGGAGGTTTAAGTAGTATTCCATTAGGAACTCGTTATCTATTACTAGAAGAAATTGGATACGAAGGAAATGTTGACGGAGCGGAAGCATGGAAGGGCAGTGATGGTTCTAGTCAAACATCTTATAAATTAAAACAAAACAGCATTGTTGAATGGGACGGATCTTCGTGGGAAACTGTAATGGATCCTGATACTTCTGTTTCGATCATCTACATAACCAATCTTAAAACTGGCATCCAATATAAATGGGATGGCATCCAATGGCTCAAATCATTCGAAGGAGAGTATGCCCCAGGTTTTTGGAGATTTGATCCAGAAGGCGCATAAGTAGTTTTATGCAAAAACGTGCAGGTTTGTTATATCTATCAGCTGATACTCGACGAGTCCTTCTTATTTTAGAAAATGAGAAATGGACTGTTCCTACATTTGTCAGATCAGAAAATGTATTAGAAGATTCAAAAAATTTACAAGAATCTTTTGCAAAAGGTAAAATTCTTCCTATTGAATTATATCTATCCAAAGATCAAGGATTTGAATATAGCACCTATATTTGCTTAGTACACGAAGAATTTCTACCTACAGATGTTTATACATTTTGTTGGGCTACATTAGAATATCTACCCAAGAATATTCATGTAGGTTTAAAGAACACATTAAATAATAATCTAATAAGAACAAAGATAGAAACAGTTTTGGAGTTAGAAAATGCATCGTTTACTTGATCAACCAAGAGTTAAAGAAGAACTTGCTAGTTTTAGAGAAAGAATCGAAAACGTTAAGAGCGAGTCGTTAAAACAAGAATGTGGATCTTTATTAACACAATTAGTCGGCGAGATTAAAAACCTCGATATGTATCATGATCAACTATTTGTAAATCCACAAAAAAAATTATCAGGAATGTCTAACGACAGTAGAGAAAACGTTTCTATTTTACGTAGAAAATTAGAAAGTAAACTTAAAGATATTAAAAGAGCTAAACTATAAAGTTTGGAAACTTTTTACAGTTATACTGCCAACCATTGCGGCATGACTTGAACATTGATATCTGTAACCGCCTGATATAGACTCAGGAACCTTCCAGTATAAAACACCACCATAAGCAGCATTAGCAGAAGCACCTGTTGTTACAGTACCATTATCTAATACATGATACAAACCTTCATCATAGTTCGAACCTGCTGCTGTTTGTATCTGGAAAGGATGCGAAGCACTGACTCCAGATAAATCAAAGGCTATAGTTGTTCCTGAAATACAGTAAACTGTAGGATTGTCATTTGCTGCACCATATTGATCGAATCTATATGCTACTGTTCCATTTACACTAACGCTTAACATTGTAATTGCAGGTAGATAAACTTTGTCAATGGTTAAAGATGCATTGCCAGCATCTTGTAGTGTAGAAAAGTTTGCTGCGCCGCCGCTTTGTGTATTAGTGATTGTAACGGTATCAGTTCCAGGAGTAGTTGTAATTTGTATTCCTGTTCCTGCTGCAAGAGTTAAAGTATCAGTTGCAGAATCAGCAGTAACATCAGTTTGTCCGCTTACCGCTATAGTAGAAAAAGCATTCTGATTTGCTTCGCCACCACCTGCACCTACAGAGCTAATTGTAACTGTATCTGTTGTTGCATCTGTAGTGAGTGTTACATTAGAACCAGCAACTAATGTTAATGTGCCAGTTGGACTATCTGCAACTACATTGTCTTGTGTTGCTACAGCAATTACTCCAAAACTACTAGCTTGTCCAGCACCTCCGCTGGTAAGAACGTTCCACACTCCGGCAGTGGCATCATATTGCCATGTGGTTCCGCTCTGTGAAAACTGTTGTCCGTTTGTTGGACTGTCTGGATAATTAATTGCCATTTATGTACCTCAGTAGTATTTAGTATTTCTTAACTCTTATATTTAAACCGTTTCTAGTGTTTAAATTTGACATAACTTTTCTAGGCCCGATCTTAAATCTCGCATCAACAGCACCCTGATATAGAACTCTTGGAGATCCACCTTCTAAACTTCGATAGTCAGTCCAATTCGCATCGTTAGGAGTGGTTGATTCAGTACCATAATAAAAGTCCGAACTGTCTTGGGCTGTAAGTCCAAGGCACCATTCTTTTAATTCTTTCCATGTCCAGTCTCTGTTGTGTTCCATAATTGTTGCTAAAAATCCACAAGCAACAGGACAAGCAGCACTTGTTCCACTGAAAGCACAATCATATGCAGTTCCACCGTTATATGTAAATCCACTGTATGTAGCAGGATACTGTCCTTGATTGGTATAAGCCTTGTTTGCTGCTAGTGTGCCATCAGCAGCAGCATACACATCTATACCTTCACCTCTATCGCTATAACTTACTTTAGTTTCAAGACTACCATTATAATCATCATCTAATGCTCCGATGTTTATAGTTTTATAGTCAGTGGTTCCATCTTCTTTAATGTATCTTCCACCTTGTTGTGGAAATCCTGTTCTATTTGTTGTTCCGTATACAGCAACACCAAATTCAAACATTACTGAACCTTCTAAACTTCCGCCGTCGGTTGTTGTAATGTAATTGTTGTAATCAGGATGACCTTCTTTAACTACCTTTTGGTTAGAATTTCCAGCTGCACCTATGAATATCACACCTTCTTCTATCATCTCGTCCTCAGCAGTAGTCAGTGAATTATCAATCATTTGACTTTTCCAACGTCCGCCGTCCCCCTGTGTTCCCATATGACTTAACCAAGCAATTCCAGTTTCTGTTGTATAGGATACATTGGCAGTTGCACGGTGAGTATAATATAAGGTTGATGCATTAGAAACATTGGCATTGGATCCGCTTGGAGCCTTGTTTGATCGAAACCCCCAACTGTTAGAACTTAGTGTTGGATCTTTTGCACCAAAGAGAGGATTAACAGGTTTTAGTCTATGAAATAGTTTTTGTATATCAAATCCTTCTTCAATACCTGAACCATAAGCTCCATAAAGATCAAGCATCCATTTATTAGCATTGTACGCCCAGCCCTGTGTTCTTCCGAATGTTAATGCACCACAAGGTGTGCCGTGTTCTCCATCAGTGCCTGATGGTCTAATAGTATTATCGCCACTTGTATTTAATCTGGTATAAGTTGCGCTAACTGTTACTGTTCCTTCGTTCGCAAACTTTGCGCTTCGCGCACCGGCATTCCCCCACCAATCTCTTGCCACACTCTCCACAGGAACAGTTGTACCGTCCCAGCGTGTGGTTAATCTTGTACCTGGATCAGCATCAAACCATTCTGGATCAATATAATAAGGTGCATCAAGAACAAGATCCAATACATCGCAAGTACCGTTTCCTGGAAGTAAATTTCCGCCTGTATATCCTGTTGGCTTTTCAACTTCTGTTACTCCATCTGAAAGTAATACACAATTGTTTTGGAATTCGGGATGTCCTATCCACATTCCTTCGTCACATACAATAACATCAATATTTTTTCCTGTTCCGTACTGAGTAGGATTTATTTCAGGGATAGCATTATCTGCTAGTGAATTATCTACCCAAGGATCTAAAAACTGTTGATGTCTATAAAGTGAATAACTTGCACGATTAGAATCTGCTGCTGTAGGTATTCCACCTGGCAATGTATTAGAAACTGAAAACTCTCTATAGTTTTTAATTGTTCCGGAATAACGAGCTACTAATTCTGGACGGACTGCTTGTAGTTCATCCTGTGGTGGTTTAAATTCTTCTGGATATTTAGAATAATCGATATTAATAAATCTTATTCTAGGATCATTTTTAAGTTGATCTGCTTCTTCTTGTGTAAGTAGGTATGTACCGCGAGTTGAACTATGTAATTTATCATCATCACATTCAATACAACGTTCCGGTACTTCGTCACAATTATGGCCATCGTGTACAAGTTCGTGATGTAGTTCGTCCCATTGTTCTTCGGTATACGTACCAAGTTGGTAATATTTTTCCTCAGCCATAGATCACCTTATACTAAGTTTACCCAAGAACCGTTTTCATAACCTTGAAATTTATTAGTTGTTGTATTGTAAATTAAATCACCGTTTTGTGCAGTTAATAGATCTCGTTGAGCGGTTGTAAATGAAGCCATCTTAATAGGAGATGATGTTACTTCTACTCTGGTTCCTGCTGTTAATTGTATTTCATTATCTGAAAATAGTTCAGGTACACCCGAACCTTGTGATATAACACTTCCTTGAACAGTAAGGTTATTGCTTACTGTTAAATCATTGTTAACTGTTACATTGTTTTCAACAGTTAAATCACTGTTCATTATTACTGCTGGAGTAAAGGATATTGCCGAACTATCACCTGTATCGATTATGTTTCCTGTAAATGTAAAGTTACCTACAGAAGCAACGGATGCTCCGCCAGTAAATACACCACCAGTTGTAAATGCAGTAAAGCCTGTTCCGTTTACAGGTGTAGTTAATGTTGAATCTGAATAAAGTGCAAATGTTCCACTTGTTAAAACATCTGCAAAATAATCATTACCGTTAAGTTCTGTCATACCACCGACAGATGAAAATGTTACCGGTTGTCCTTCATATAATCCATGATCACCAAAGGAAGTAATTACTACCGGGTTGGCCTGTGTTGCACCATTGACCACTCCTGATACGCCTGCTACTGAATCGTCTCCTGCAGACCATTGTGATCCATTCCATTTTAAAACTTGATTAAGTGCCGGCGACATTGCTGAATCAACATCTGATAAACTCTTAATGCTTTGAGAAGTTATAGCAGTTAAGTATCCTGACAACGCATGATTACCCCAACTGTATGCTGAATCCCATTGAGAAGAATTTGCTGTTGCAGTTGTTAGTGCTGTTGTTGTTGCGTAATCTGCTAGTGTAGTTGTTAGTGCTGTTGATGTAACGCCATCAGTAATTCCATATCCGCCTAGTGTTGTTGGTGTTCCTGTTAGTGATGAAAATGCACCATCAAATGTACTTGCATCAGTAATTCCATAACCTGCTAGTGTAGTCGGAGTGTTTGATAATGAACTCCATTCGCCATCAAATCCTTGTGGTGCGTCTTCAAATGTAAATGTTCCAGAACCGTTTGTAGTGAGTATCTGCCCATTTGTGCCATCACTGATACCTAAATCTAAAATCGAAGTAACTAAAGATTCTAATCCACTTACTGGCTGAACCCATTGATTAGAACTTCCATCACTAGTATAAACATACAGTCTGGCGTTAGATGTGTTAAACCAAATTGTACCTGTTTCAGGAGCACTTGGTGATGTATCACCTAATTCTATACTACCACTGCCGCCACCAACTCCTGCTAATTCTGCTTTTGCAAGAAATGCAGCATTTGAAACGTTCGATAAATCCACTTTAACAAGCGGCATTCCTCCAACATCTTCGGCGTTAAAAACTCTTAGTGTATTATTTGTTTGATCGTAAAAAATCTCGCCTTTGGCGCCGGTTTTTCTGTCAAGAAAATCAGCATCTCTAGGCGATATTCGTAAGTTATTAATAATCGGTAATCTAGCCATTCTGTATTTGCACCATATTTGTTACATAGTATTTATCTAATGCCATATCTTTCACTATCACGCTTACAGCGCCTATAAATATGCATATGAAACTCTTAAAAGACATTGGAATATTCGAGAGCGCAGTAACTGACGAAACCTGTGATAAATTGATTGAATATTATGATCAACTAACAGATTTAGGTATGTCACATACTAGAATTAGCACTAACGATTCTCCCGGGCACCTAAAAAAGGACTCTGCTGCATTTTTATTCGAACCTCCAGCACTTAATCTTTCCACAGAAAACCCTGCGGTTAGGGACAGTGTCCAGCAAATTATTTATTGTTGGGAACAATATATAGATCATTACAGTGTATTATCATCTGTCGATCCACACAGAATTTACTATATGAAACTGCAAAAAACCCTACCAGGAGAAGGTTATCATGTATGGCATTACGAATCTGATAACCGAGAACGTTCAGGTAGAGTTGCTGCGTGGGGGTTATATCTTAACACTGTCGATGAGGGAGGAGAAACCGAATGGCTTTATCAGTCTGTAAGGGTTCCTGCTACAAAAGGTACATTAGCAATTTGGCCAGCCGGTTATACTCATACACATAGAGGTAATCCACCTCTAAGTGGTGAAAAGTATTTGTTAACAGGTTGGATCGAATACTAATGAACAAAATTAAACTTTTTCCTATAGAATTATTCGAATTTAAAAAAGAATTTGATTTTGATCAAATTATAGTAGACTGCGAAAAATATGCTGATTTGATTAAACATTCTGATGTTATTTCATCAATGAGAAATCTACACGATAAGCCTGAATTGAAAGAATTATTTGATTGGTTTAGACAGTGTTTAGATGAAATTAGATTGAAGCAAAAATATGACTGCGATAGTTTTGAAATAACAAGTAGTTGGTTTAACAGATCATTACCTCAATCTCAAATGTCATTGAATTTGCATAGACATAGTATGAGTTTCTTTAGTGCAGTTTTTTATCTTACTGAAGGATCTCCTACAGTGTTTGAAGATCCGGTAATACATCGTACACAAGCACAACTTGAAGTTTTAAGAGAACTAGATAAAGATTCAAGCCCGCATCAAAGTATAGAAGCAGAACCAGGAAAGTTAATTATTTTTCCTAGTTGGCTTTTTCACTTTAGTGCTCCACACATAGGCGATAAAGATCGTTACGTTATTAGTTTTAATACTATGCCGCAGGGGCTTGTAAATTATAAATTAGCAACAGATAGCGTTGCCTCTATTAAAATATTGAATAAGGATAAAGGATGGTAAAAGACCTAATTGTGTTAGGCGGCGGCAATGCTGGTCTTATGACAGCATTATACCTTAAAGAAAGTATTCCTAATCTTAACCTAACTGTAATTAAATCATCCAAGATTGGAACTATCGGTGTTGGCGAAGGATCTACTGAACATTGGAAAATGTTTGCTTCTGCAACTAGAATTTCAATCGTAGATATGATAAGAGAGTGCGGTGCTACATTTAAGATAGGAATTAAGTTTGAAAATTGGCATGGTGATGGAACTAGTTACTATCATAGTTTGCCTGAAGCTCTAGTAGACACAGATAGTTATACAGGTATTCCGTATGCTATGCTTAAACTTATTGCAGATGGTACAGGCACAGAAAATCTGCACTGGCAATTGCCTATGGACGGATATATTAGAGAACCGTTAGATCAATACTATCAGTTTCATTTTGACAGCGAAAAATTAAACACGTATCTTCTAAAAAAGTGTGATGAAAGAGATATTAAAGTTGTTGATGCTGAGATCAATAATTGTGTATTAGATAACGAAGGGTTTATTTCCTCTATAGTCGATGACAATGGGCTATCATATTCAGCAGATTTCTTTATAGACAGCAGTGGATTTAAAAGAGTACTTGCATCAAGACTTGGAGCAGAATGGGTTGATTGGTCAGAGTACTTACCTACAAACAGTGCGTTGGCTTTTCAAACACCATACGAAGAAAATATTCCTCCATATACACTATCTCGTTCTATGAATGCTGGATGGATGTGGAGAGCTCCTGTACAGGATAGATTCGGTAACGGATATGTTTATGATGATAGATTTATTTCAGAAGAAAATGCATTAAAAGAAGTACAACAATACTTTGATTTTCCTTTAAACATAGGACGTAGAATCAAATACACTTCAGGAAAAGTAAACAAAGCATGGATTAAAAATTGTGTTTGTATTGGATTAAGCAGTAACTTTGTTGAACCGTTAGAAGCAAGTAGCATATCAACTACTATACAACAGAGTAGACTACTAGCAAGTTCTCTTTGGAATTGGAATAGATCAGATCAAGGAACAATTAACAAATATAATGAAATTGTTGATGACATGATGTTTAATATTTTAGACTTTATACAATTACATTATTATACTCAAAGACAAGACACTAAGTTTTGGAAATGGTGTAAGAATGAAATGAAGATTACAGATTTTAATAAAGAGAATTTATCAAACTTTAAAAATAATTTTATTAGTCAAACATTATTACCAGAAGACGGAACGTTCGGAACCTATAGAATTTATGATTGTTTAAATTGGATTCAAGTAATGCACGGGTTGCGTATGTTTAATATAGAAAATATCAAGAAGATATATAATAGTCATACCCATTTAAAAAATATAGAATTAGAATTTTTGCAATTGCCAAGTCAACCAGATGAAACATGGATTACTTGTCGTGATGCTGTAAATTTAGTCAAGAACAGTGTAACGGAAATTAAGTTATGATTAGATCATTATGTGTACTAGGTGGAGGAACTGCTGGATTAATTTCTGCATTAATGATGCGTAAAGCATATCCTACTTTAAAAATTACAATATTAGAATCGTCTAAGATAGGTATTATTGGTGTAGGTGAAGGCAGTACAGAACACTGGAAACCTTTTATGGAATATATCGATGTTGATGTTCCTACAATTGTAAGAGAGTGCGGAAGTACATTTAAAATAGGTATTAAATTTACAAACTGGAACGGCGACGGAAAATCTTATTGGCATAGTTTAACAGAACAGTATAACACTTTACATCAAGATAACGATGCCCCATTAAGTTGGTTTAGATACACAGGCGAGAATTGGGATCCTGAAGAAACTGCTTGGGATTTATCAAGAAATAGCAAACATCCTGAGCCTTTCCATGAAATTATTTCTCAATATCATTTTGATACATTTAAATTAAACAAATTTTTTCATAAGTTATGTGCAGAAAGAAACATAGAAGTTATTGACACAGATATATCTGATGTAATCGTTGATAAAGATGGCTATGCTGATTACTTAATAGATGAACACGGTAAACAATATAAAGCAGACTTTTACATTGATAGTAGCGGCTTCAGAAGAATTATAAGCAGTAAATTAGGTGCTAAATGGGTTGATAAACAAAAACAATTACCAATGAATAGTGCTATTGCATTTCCAACAGGTTACACTGAAAACATTCCTTCCTATACTGAAGCAACAGCATTAAGTAGTGGATGGGTATGGAGAATTCCAACACAAGAACGATATGGAAATGGTTATGTTTTTTGTGACAACTTTATCAATGAAACACAAGCATACGATGAAGTTTCAAAGCATTATAAAGAAAATTTAAAAATTACTCAAGAATTAGAAATAGGTAGAAAAGTAAAATTTAGTGCAGGATATTTAGATAAATTCTGGATTAAAAACTGTTTAACAGTTGGGCTATCAGGTATGTTTGTTGAACCATTAGAAGCAAGTAGTATAGGTTCTACAATACAAGAAATTAGATTAGCTATTCCTAGTTTCCATTACTGGACTCGAGGAGAAACAATAACAGAAAATGTTTTTAATGATAGAATGATTAGAATAGCTGAAAATATTGTAGACTTTATTCAATTACACTATATTACTAAACGCAATGATACTGAATTCTGGAAATGGGTCAACAAAGAAATTGTTTATACAGATTTTATTAGAGAAAATTTAGAATACTTTAAAAAGAATGGTGTTAATTCACAAATGTTCGGAATAGAACCATTGTATATGTTTTCTTATCTAAATTGGAGTCAAGTAATGCACGGTCTATCATTATTTGATTATGATGCTCGCAAGAAGTATTGGGAAGAATTTTGGAGTAAAGAACATTCAGAAAATTTGGATAATTTATTTAAACACGGCAATGCAGTAGATATGAGTACTGTTCGAACACATAGAGAAGCATTAAATATTTTAAAAGAAAGATATTTGGAAGTACGTTATGAATTATAATGCAGTGATTTTAGGTGGCGGTTCCGCTGGCTGGTTAACAGCACTATGGGTTAAGAAATTTTGGCCTAATCTCAAAATTGCTATCGTTGAAAATCCTAAGAAACCTCCTATTATTGCAGGAGAAAGTGGAACGACTACGTTTGTAGATCTATTAAGAAAGATTGACATAGACAAAGATGATTTTGTTACAAAGGTGTTTGCTACACCTAAGTTAGGTGGAAAATTTACAGACTGGAACGGTGTAGGGACAGAGTTCATACATTGTTTACAAACAGATTATGCACCTTGGTTAGATGGATGGAGCGATTATTACGATACTCCGGAGTCTCAGCCTTTACTGTTTGGTAATATGCTAAACATCATGCAACGAGAAAGAGAAAAAGATACATATCTAAAAACATTAATAGCAAATAATGTTCCTTTGTCAGATGCATTCTATGCAAATCAATTTATAAAAAATAATAAAGTTCCTTTCGGTTCTAGTACACACAACCTGCCTGTTATTCCTATGTGGCATTTTGAAAGTAGATCAGCTGCTGCTTATTTTAAAGAAATAGGACTATCAAGAGGAATAGAACTTATCGAAGGAGAGTTTCAAAGTGCAAAATTAAAAACTGACGGAAACTGTGAATCAATCTTACTAGATGAAAATAGAGAAATAACAGCAGATTGGTTTTTTGATTGTAGTGGTTTTGCTAGATTACTTTTAGAAAAAACCATGAAGGAACCTATTTTAGATTATACAGATTACTTTCCAGCTAGAGCAGTAGTTGCCTGGTGGGACGATCCTTGTTACTGTGTTACAACAAATGCTATTGCAATGAAGTATGGCTGGAGTTGGAACATTAATCTAAGACATAGAAGCGGAAACGGTTATCTATATGATCCAGATCATTTAACATTAGATCAAGCAATACAAGAAGCGGAAAAACGATTTGATAAAAAAATAGAACCTATAGCAAACTTTAGTTTTCAACCTGGAATGATGAGAAACACTTGGAAAAACAACGTCATAGCTATTGGTTTGAGCAACGGATTTTTAGAGCCGTTAGAAGCAAACGGGGTTGCTGTTATTATAGAAAGCCTATATGCACTACAAGATCATTGGCACCCTGAAAGAAAAGGATATGTATCTAACAGATTTAATGACAGAGTTTGGTCAGTGAGTGAAGATATTAAAGATTTCTTAGCGTTACATTATAGAGGAAAACGCAAAGACACTGAGTTTTGGCAAAGTCATCAAAACGATGAATTTAGAATTCCGGAAACTTTAAGATTAAAATTAGAGGACTGGAAACAATGGTATTTGCACGGAGGTGCAGAACCACTTTATAACGGGTATAGTCCAACAGCATGGCTGATGGTATTACAAGCACTACAGGTATATGATCATAGCATACTTTCAGCTAGATACGAAAAACTGCTAACAATATCCTCAAATGTGCTAAATAATAATATACAACGTTACAAACAGCTTGTTGCTCCATTTTTAACCATTGAGCAATGGGTGGATAATTATGCTAAATAGTATGCAAGGAGTTAATTGTAATGAAAACTTATAAGATTATTTTAAGAGTGGCACACGGAGTACTCGAAGTTAGAGAAGACACTTGTCAGGCAAGAAACGCTGAAGAAGCACAAAAAATCTTCGAAGAAAGACACGGTGTAGAACTAATTGTTGCTGGTCCTTTGCCAGTTAGCAATTAACGATCAAACCCCATTTCTTTTCTAGCAGATTCAAGCTCGTCTTTAATAGCTTGATTAACAAATTCCGAAGGTAAACCTAAACAAGGCCTAGTATCCCATTTTAAATGTGCATACGGGCCTTTTTCATCTACATACTGTAAAAATGCCTGTATTACTTTTTGTCCAGTATACGGCTCTCTCCAATGTTCGTGTCTACGACCACTGTAGATAACTATGTCTCCAACATCTAAGATTATTTCGTGAATGTTGCCTTCTTCATTTTTAATGTATAACGGCCAGTCTTGATCTTCTTTTGTAATAGAAACACTTACAGATATTTCAGAACTGCTACGATCAAAGTGCTTTCCTAGTTCAGATCCGTTGTAATATATGCGAGCATAACTGTAAACAGGTACTAATTTCTTTCCTACTTTTTCACTTACTAATGGTGTAAGTTTTAGCATTAATGCTTCAAACATTAAAGGAGCATATCTTGCAAATGTATTTTCACACATATCTGATAAGTTTGCACCAGGATATAATACTTGACATACATCGTTTTGCATTTCATATTCTAATGCCATAAACTCGCAAAGCTCTTTGCTTACGGCATTTTTAACAATAATATAATCTTCTTTCATCATACTAACGGAATCATACTCATGTTACCAAAAGGTCTTTCTACATAGTTTCTAATAAACTCATTATTAGGAATAGTATGTATATCAAAACCTAGTGTAGTTCTATAACCTTCGTAAGGTTCTAGTACTTCTACTTTGTGTTTTACAAATCCAGGACCAAAATATATTTGTCCGGGTTTATTTTCAATAGTCCAATTTTCAAACACTGTGTTTGTTTTTTTAGGATCTATTGATATATAGCCATGATAATCAAACTCATGTCCGTGCCAATCTAATACTTCATCGTGTTTATGATAGTTGATCCAAGATTGCAACCATAAAGGTCGATCATCGCCAAGTTCTTTTCTTACAAACTCTCTTAATTCAACATATAAAGAATACCATGCTGTACTAGGAGCAGTTAGTGTAAACACATTATACTTGTTATAGGACCATGTACTATCTTTGTCAGGAAAGACAGTTTCAAATACCTTATGTGCTTCATTAAGGCTGTGAACTATTTCGTCGTAGTTTTCTAAAATAGTTTTAGATGTTATGAGTTTGTATTCCATATGTTTCTCAAATTCATGTTAATCACCATTCTAAATTTAGAATTTCTTGCCCATGAAGAACTATGATAATACTTTCCAGGAAATATTAGTATTCTTCCTTTTTTAGGTGTTACTCTTTGCTTAACTGTAAAATTATTTTCTTTTATTCTAATAATATCATCTTGACCGCTACTGTATGTGTCGTTGGTTTCGTTAAAAATAACAGTGTCGCCATCGCTATCATTGACATAATATATTGCATTCCAGTGTTCAAAAAAACTATCTATATGCGGCATATGCCAGTCTAATTTACTTACTTTGTTAGGTAATGTTAAGTTTGCTCGCATTCTAATTAACTGATTAAAAGAAACATTGGCTTGACTTGTGATACTTAACACTAAAGGATACATTACATTGAAATGCATACTTTTAGGTTCATTATGTTCATAGAAAAAATGATTAAACCCTGCATGATTGTCTTCTTGTGTTTGAAAATCTTCATCGCCTGATACCATTGATTGATTGAATACCCAACCAAAATCCCAACCAGTCATTAAATTTAAAATGTGGTCTTGATAGTCTTTAGGTATAATATTATCAATTACAATTATATCATTAGTCATGTACTGCTACTCCATAGAAGTTTATAAACAAACTACTATCTTCTTTAGTTTCTCCGTAAAATTTTTCAATCTTATGAGGTTTTTCAGGTTCAAATATAACACATCTATTAAACACATTTTCTACTTTAATAGAAGGAACAATAGCATTTGATACTTTACTATAGAATGTTATTCCTGAATTTTCAGGAGGATTAGGATTTAAAAATATTGTTCCTGCTATATTGTACATTCTATTTAATTCAACTATTTCTGATGTATGTTTACTATCAACTAAATTAAAATCACAATGCACAAAATTAAATCTATATTTGTTAGGCACATGAACTATTAGTTTTGCAAGAATTGTATCAAACAAATTAAAGTTTATTTCGTCAAGAGTTTTTGAACGCAATCCGTAATACGCATCATTATCTTGTTCTAAATAATCTAATTTTAAAGCACTGTGTCTAACAAGTGTAGGTGCTTCAAAAAAGTCATCTATAACTTTTACAGGTTGTTTAACGTCTTTGATCATATTGCTTTAACAAAAAACACTTGTGTTAATCGGTTAGTGTCTTTACTGTTCCCAAAAAATTCTTCTGCACTGTGCCATGCTCGTGTGTCAAACATTATACATCTATTGTAGACACTCTCCATAGTTACTGTTTTTTTAAAAAGTTTTGTTTGTTCTTCTCTGTATTTTTGATATGGTTTTCTTTCTTCTTCAGTATCAGATAATACATCTTTCATAAACTTGTCTGCATATTCATCTAAATTTAGATTATCTTTATCTTCATACACAACAGTTCCACTTCCTAGTGGAGCTTCTTTGTTAAGATAAATTACTCCTGCAATATTAAGTTTTGGATCATCGTCGTGTACCCAACCTCTTCCATATGTTTCATCTACCATGTGGAATGCTGTTTGAAATTCAGAGAAAGATCTATAACCATAATCTCTAATCCAGAAAAGTAATTTTTTTCCGAACATTTCAAACAACGGTAAATTATTTTCATGAAATAACTTAGTTCTAAGACCCGGCCAACTACCTCGCTTTCCTTTAAAAAATTCTTGATCTAGTGCAAATTCTCTCCATAGATCTGGCTCGTCGTAGAAGTTATCTATAATAGTTGTTGGAAAGTAAGGATACAGATTTCTATCTTTAATTTGATTATTAGAGATATACTGACTAGAAGCCTTATCGCTTTCTATCAAACTATTAATATAATCGTTATCCATTCTTTTGACCTGCTGTAAAATTCATAGTAAGTACAATTCTTTGGTTATGCATCTTAGGACAAGTACTTGCATGAAAGTGCCAACCATTGAATACAAGAACTTTTCCTTGAAGAGGCTCGCTTTTAAATTTACGATGATACTTTTGTCCTGTTAATAAAGGTTGATCTTTCTCGTGAAAAATTACAGTATCACCATCGCTTGAATTAACATAATAACACGCTGTAAAATGTTCCTGTTCATAATCTCTATGCGGAGTATTATATTCATAAGGTAAATGAGGGAAACTATACTTTGTGTTTAACAAAAATCCTAATCTCATTCTAAGTAATGTATGTAATTCTAATCCTGCTTTTTCACAAGTTGCATTTAACAATGGCATAAAAAAATCTAAGTGAGGATTATGTTGATTATTAGGATGATATATTAAATGAGCAAAACTAGGTGTTGAATGTCTTGGATCTTGATCTAAACGATCTTCATATGTAGTATCGTTCATAAAATGCCAGTCAAACTCAATATTAGTAACTTTATTTAAAATTTCCATAGAGTAATTGTAATCAATTACATCATATATTTCAATTGGTTCAAAATCAGTCATGTTGTATCCTATAAAAATTTCTATCAATACTTCCTGTTGCATCTTCAGTTGGAAGTTTCTGCCAACAAGGAATACTCATAGACAATCGCTTTCCTTTAGGATATGCACAATGATACATTCTTGAAGGAATATATAAAACGTCTCCTGGTTTAAGTGTAACGTCTATTGCTAGTTCTAAATCATCTTCTTTAAGTTTATTGTTTAGCAAACCAGTTCTATGCATATAAGTTATTCTATTATTAAAAATTTTCCAGTGTGTTTCGCCTTCAACTTGAATAATAAAATTAGCAGGATAGTCTTCATGTATATTAAAACTTTTTGCATCTTGTAAACCAAAGTAAACATGAATAGCTGAATTTACACTGTACATACTTTCAAACATTGCAAGAAGTTCCATAGTTTTTTTACTATAGAATGCATAATCTAAATTAATTAAACCGCAACCTTCGTGTAGTTTGTCAAATAAAAATTGTTTATCTTGAACAGGCCTATTCCATATCCACGATTTATTGTATGCTGGTACTTCTATTTTAGTACCTGTAGGATCAATAACTTCAAAATTATACTGTGCTGAATTATTCATAGTCCATTCAACATCGTCCCATGTACAATATACACTAGGATCAGAAATAAGATTTTCCCAATAATGCGGAGCATCATTGATCATTAAATCTGTTTCTTTAAGAATTCTTTGGGAAATATCTGTCATCATCTGTCCTAAAATATTTAACATTCCAAGAAATAGAAATTCTATCTTCGTCGGTACTATTTCTTTCTACACCGTGCGGTAAGTTTCCAGGGAATATTAAAATTTTTCCTGTTTCTGCTTCATATCTTATTGCACTTGCACTTATTGCTGTGTGTTGCTCAATCGGTGCTCTCGAAGCAACTATAAAATCTGCATTGTAATCTTTATAAAAAATTATTCCACCTTGGTCTGGAGTTGCTTTAACATAAAAGGCTCCACTAATAAAAGAATTATCGTGGATATGAACACTATTTGTATCGCCTTTTTTATTAATATTGGCCCAAAGATTTTCAATTACAATAAATCCTGCATCTTGATTATAACCATAATCAATTATGCATCGTTGCGCTTGTTCTAATATTAAATCTTCTAAAGGTTTCATTTCAGGATAAGTTCCTGGACGGAAATCCATTGACTGCCAGCCGCCTTGATTACTTAAATATCTACCTTTTGTATCTTGTTCGTATAATTTATAAACAAGTTTTTCAATACTATCAGTATCAATATTAGTTGTTGTCCACCATACTGGAGTAGGAAAGAAATGATCAAAGTGCCACATTATCTAATAACCTCCCCAAACGTTTTAGGTGGAGATAAATGTGAAAATGCAAATGCATGACTCCATCTAAAGTCTACGTTTTCAGAAATCACTGCACTGTGACAAATATTAGCATGATACATAGTCATTTTACCTTTAATACTTGGTGCTTGTCCTTTATATTCAAACCCCCATTCTGCTAATTCTTCGTCTTTCATATTAAACCAGCTCGGTGCTCTAAAAGGTTTTTCAGCCATTGCTCTCCATTTTTCAAACATAGGATGTGTTTGATCTGTTTGAAAATCATATACACTATCCTTTAATACTCCATTATACTTATAAAGTTTTGTACTGCTATCTTTAATATCGTGATCTGTAAACCAAAGGTTAGCAACTAATCCTTCAGGGTAATCAACGTGAGGTATTCTCCAACATGAAATAGGTCGTGCTCTATCTTTGTAATAAACATTCCCCCATTCATGTATCTGTGGTTCAAATATATCAGGATTAGAATGCTGAATATAGAAATCTCTAATTAACACACATATATCTTGATAAACCCAATTAGGAAGATGTACAGTGTCAAAAGGATTAGGATCAAAATTATCAGGATGATTATTATCTTTTACAATAGGAAAACATTTAATTAACTCTTGAAAAGTTTCAAAACCTTCTTCTGTTTTAAAAGGATGATCAGCAATCCAAAACCCTATTCCGTCACCTAGGTCTGTGTATTCAGCATTTAATTCGTAAGGTTTTTTAAATTTAAAAACTTTATGAAAGTTATTTGCGTCAGGATTACAAACTTTAAAATCTATCATTTTATATTAAACGTCATTACTATTCTTTCTTCGTTGGTATTATTAGGCTGTACTCTATGCTTTAACCAACCAGGAAATATTAATACATCATTAGTTTCAACAGGCAATTCGGTATAGTTCCTTTCTCCGATAATAGGAAAAGAGGTTTTATGATATTCCAGAGGATCTCTAAATTCGATATTACCGGAGTTAGGAGGACATTTAACATAACAACTTGCTACCCAAGTAGCAAAGTTATGTTGATGTTCTAGTGTATAACCTGTTTTAAAGTGTCTATTAAACCAAGAACCTTGCACCATAGACTGTCTTTCATAGAAGTTATGGTCGTCTTTTATTTGTGTTAACCTATCCCCGAGCCAGGCTTGAAAGTCGGAGAGTTCCATCCAAGTGTGAGGTTGCAACATTTCATCATTAGAAACAGTAGATATTGCATCTCCTGCTTCTAAACTAGAATTCTGATCAACGTGTGATATTGCTTCTTCTATTCTTGGACGTAGTGATTCGTAATTAAACTCGTAACTATACTTGTAAATGAATGGCAAGAATAAATGAACACCGCCATTATTCACTGCTTCCATCGTTTTGACCCTGTTCCTCAAGCAAATCGACAGCTAATTGTATACCCATCATTGTACCTTCCATCTTTAGTACATCTTGAGACAGTTCTTGTCTTTTGCTAAAGTCAATTGATGTAATGCCGTATGGATTCAATTTAACGTTTGCAAAATCTTCTTCTAGTTTTGCGAGTTCTGCTTCTGCTGCTGTTTTTTGAATTTTTACATTCTCAATAGCACCTAACAGTTTTCCTTTTACTTTTTCCATTGTTATTATCCTCTGTGTTTATACTTAGTTAGAATTTTAGAAGCTCTTTGCAGTCTTGAAGACAGTTGGTCCGTTTCTAAAAATATAGAATTGGCTGCAAAGTTATATGCTCTTTCTTTTTGGTAATCTAACTCATCTGCATTTTCAATACTAACATCAAACGAATTATATTGCAAGTCTTTTCTTTTGATTGGTATGTATTGGCAAAGTGGAGTTCCTGCTCGAATTAACGTTTCTCCATTTAGTTGTTTCCAAAATAATTGCACGTTAACAACGTGTGAATATCTTGGATCTAATATTCCAATAGCTGCTTGGAATCTGCTTTCATTGTTATATGTTACAGGTAATTGCATAAAAACAATGTCATCACTACATTCAACTCTCCACGGAGTTTCAACTTTAATTACTGTTCTTAGTGTATCTTCTGCACTGTCTAAAATAGGATCAGTTTGTGACGAATCGTGTGAAGCAATATAAGATTCAGTTCCAGGCATTCCTTTGTCAAATTGAATTGGTTCTCTCCAACTAAAACTTGCTCCGTCACCAGTAGTTTGAATTACAAAATCTGCTGGAGCCGTAATAATCCATCCTGTTGAAGCAATTTTTAAAATGCCCGGGCATTGCTTAACTGGTCTTACATTTGGCGGAGTTTCTGATTTGGTAAAAGGTCTCTTTAATTCTACACTTCTAATAGGAGGATATAAATCCATAACACCTGGAAATGTAGAATAAAATCTTATATAAGGCTTCTTATCAAAATTAAACCAATTTTTAATCTTGTTAAGCATACTACTCACTATCGTATTCGTCTTTTCCGCCATATATATTTTCTTTTAGGTACTCATAATGTGTTGGTAACTGAGCAATATAATCTGTTATGAATTGTTTATATTCTTCATGTCTGCGTCTAGTATAACCAATTTGTTCTTCGCGAAGTTCTTGGTCCATTCTATCGCCTGTATTATAAACTAGTTCTGGAGTTCCCATTGGTCTAATTCCCATACCTGCGGCAATAAACATATTACCGGTATAATCTAATACATAAGAACTATTACCCATAATTGCATCCATCATATGAGAATACTGTGTGTGTCGAAGTAAATACTCTCCTTGCATCTCAGGATCATAATCATTTATTTCTGTACACCAATTCCAGTAAGGTGTATCTTGACGCATACTCCATGCATAGTGTTGTGACACAAAATCTCTAAACTTAGTAACATCGTAATCACAAGCCATATTAAAGCCTTCTCTTTCCATACGTGTTACATAACCTTCTCTTCTGTTTAATGCTTCAACTAGTTTAACAATGTTTTCGTGTGTTGTCAATAACCCAGTAGACTCAAGAGGTTCTACAAAGCCATAACTTAATCCAACACCAACAACATTTCCTTTCCATGCTCTATGACGTTTACCGTGTTTAATTTTAATCATAAAAGGTTCAGCATTTTCAGCAACTTCAGGACTATGATATTTTGCAAGGTAATCTATAAATTCTTTTTTAGCATCTTCTTCTGTTGTGAATCTAGTAGAGAAAACATAACCAGTTCCTATTCTATTCCACAATGGTATTGTCCAAACCCAGCCATTATCTAATGCATGACAATCAGTAACATTATGCATTTGTGTTTTTCTGTCCGTATAAGGAATTCTAACTGCCCATGCTCTATCGTTTGCTAGATGTTTGTTGAAAGGAATAAAGTGAGATCCCATCCAATTTTCTAACATTATAGATCTAAATCCAGTACAGTCAATCCATAGATCTGATTCTAATATAGTTCCATCTTCGCAAAACACTTGTTGAATATATGTATGTGTGTTATCTTTTTTGTGAGAATGAATATCTGCTTTAATGTGTTTAACGCCATTTGGCAAAGCAATATTATCTCTTAGATATTGACCAAACAAACTAGCATCCATATGATATGCTGTGTCGTACTTAAAATCAAAATGTCTAATAATTTTATCTTCATTTCTAGTTTGTTTATTATACTTTGCTAGTAGTGTATTACCAGTAGCAAAGAATTCAGCGAAAGATTCAGGACCAAATTCTTTAGGATAAAGTGCAGAAAGATAAATCCAATCACTGATTCCATTAGGTTTATCTGTAAAGTCTAAGCCGTTACTAAAAGGATATTCAAAAAATGTACCGTCTTTTTCTCTAAAGTTTGTAAATCTAATAGAATTTTTGTATGTAGCATTACAAGCTGCCATCCAATCTTCATCTTTTAAATCTAATAAGCGTAAAAATTTATTAATGTGTCCAAGTGTGCTTTCTCCGACACCTACTGGCCCTACGAACGGAGATTCTACCAGTGTTATATCTAGATGTGGGCAAAGTTTTGAAAGTGCTGCCGCTGTCATCCAACCACTAGATCCGCCGCCTACAATGGTAACTGTTTTATATTTCATATTATATCCTTTATTAAGTACGTATATTATTTAGCTGAAGTTTTATGGTGTGATCAGTAAAAAAGGCACTTAAAGAAAGTGCCTTTTTACCGTAATAGGGAGTGAGTAATTACTGTTGGTTGCCCCACCAACCTCTGTAGCGTCTCCATGCTGGAATTTCCGGAGTACCTGGCATATTTGCTTTATCTACACTAGGTTCTTCGACAGCAGCTTTCGCTTGTAATTCTTCAAGTGTCATTGGTGGTTCTGGTGGTAGTGGTTTATCAATTAGAGCTTTTACATTTGTAATGTGTGTAGCCCAAGGACCATTAATCGAAATGTTTCCTGTTGCTTTTAGCTCGTCATAAATCATACCTAATTGAGCGCCAACTTCACCGTATGCAACTTTTCTTGCTACTTCGTTAGCATTTGGTGAATAAGGCATATCTCTTTCAACCCAAATCATCTCTTGTCTAGACGGAGACCATTCTAATGTCCAATCTAGTGTGATTTCATCAGGTGCATCAACCCATTGCATATTCGCATCTGGGCCGTTGTAAATCTCATACTCTTCGCCGGGGTTTCTAATTTCGGATACCCAGCCTTGATAACCGATAAGTGCTTTTTTCATAATGTTATTTATACTCCTCTATTACGCAAAGTCCTGGTCTTCCATTTGAACCGCGGTGTCCATGGAAGTATCCACCTGTTCCTCCTGTACCTGGAGCAGAGTGTCCTTGATGGTTGTGAGCAAAGTGTCCTCCCTGTGGGTGACCGGAAGGTGCTGCACCTCCAAAATATGTTGTTCCGCCTGGTCCAAAACTATCGTGATGGGCGCCGCCACCACCTTGGTGAATATTTAAATTTCCTCCACCGGCACTGCCGCTTACGCCGCCCGAGTGGTTGTTCTGTCTATTAGCACCGTGGCCGCCTTGAGCGGACATATATGGTCCAAAACTAGAACCGCCGCCATTGCCAGCTCTACCGTTATAGTAAGTTCCTCCAGATTCTCCTGAAATACTTACTGATACTGAACCGATGCTTGTTACATCCATAATTCTTTCTGAGTATCCACCAGCACCACCTGATTCTCCGTGACCTGATCCGCCACCTCCACCAGCAACTAGTTTAACTCTAATATATCTTACACCAGATGGTCTATTCCAAGTGCCACTACCTGTAAACACTTGCATTCCACTAAAACCAACTTGTGCATATTCTAGTGCATTGTTAGCAGAGTTAGTTCTTAAAACTGTGTTATTTCCGCCAACACTTGTAAGTCCTGTACCACCTTTTGTTACCGGAATAGTACCTGTTACAACAGATGAGCCTAAATTTACTGCATTATTTGCTAGTTTACCAGCTGTAACTGCTGTGCCTGCAACATCGTCAGCAACAATACTAGTATTTGCAATTTTTCCTGTCTGAATAGTACCGTCGACAAACGATACCCCAGTTAGTTGTTTTAGTGTTTGATAATTAAATGCCATCTTTATTTCCTACTCATATTTATTAATAGAACTCGGTAATAACTACCAAACCAGGACGTCCATTTGAACCTCTATGTCCACTAAAGTATCCTGATGTTCCACCAGTTCCTGGTGCTGAATGTCCTTGGTGATTGTGAGCAAAGTGTCCACCTTGTGGGTGTCCTGCTGGTGCTGGGCCTCCCCAAAAACTCGATCCGCCCATTCCTGACGAACGTTGTTCGTGACTACCACCTGCACCACAGTAAATATTTAAATTTCCACCTGATCCTACGCCAGGTAATCCACCATTATGCTGGTTGTGTCTATTGGCACCATGACCGCCACTTGCAGAGCAGTAAGGTCCAAAACTAGAACCTCCGCCATTTCCGCCTGCGTTAGAATAATATGTTCCGCCACTTTCTCCTGATACACCAACTGATACTGAACTTACACCAGTTACATCAACAATTTCTTCTGAGTATCCTCCAGCAGCGCCTGACTCTCCGTGGCCTGAACCACCTCCGCCACCGCCTTGTACTTGTACATAAACATAACGTACACCTGCTGGTTTGTTCCAAGTGCCGCTACCTGTAAAAACTGTCATTCCTCTAATACCAATTGGTTGGAATGTTAATCCGTTATTTGAACTGTTTACTGTTAAACCTCTATAAGCACCTGCAAAACTTGTAATTCCAGTACCACCTTTAGTTGTTCCTAGTGATCCTGATGTTGTTGAACTTCCTAGGTTAACAGCACCTGTTCCTAATTCTGTTCCTGTGATTGTATTATCAGCAAGTTGAGCAGTATCAATAGCACCAGTAGCAAAGTCACCGCTATTAACAGTTAAGTCTAATAACGATTCGTTTGTTAATTTTTTAAGTGTTTGATAATTAAATGCCATCTATTTCTTGCTCCTAATAATAATTTGTTACTACAACCATACCTGGTCTTCCGTCTGAACCTCTATGTCCGTGGAAGTGTGCGCCTGCACCACCTGTACCTTGTGTACAATGGTTTTGGTGATTGTGAGCAAAGTGTCCACCTTGTGGGTGATTTCCAGGTGCGCCTCCACCAAAGAACGTATTAGCACAACTCTGAGCACTTCTTGCGTGATGACTAAATCCGCCGCCTTGGTGAATATTTAAGTTGCCGCCGCCTGCGCCACCACTAACACCACCTGAGTGTTGATTTTGTCTATTAGCACCATGTCCTCCTTGTGCAGAAAGATATGGTCCAAATGATGATGTATTACCATTACCGCCTCGGTTAGCGTAGTATGTTCCGCCACCTCCGCCGCCAATGCTAATACCTACTGAACTAATTCCAGTAACGTCTAAGAATCTTTCACCGTAGCCACCGGCTCCGCCACCTTCTCCGTGACCTGATCCACCACCACCGCCACCTTGTACTTGTACCTTAATGTATCGTACACCGGATGGTCTGCTCCATGTACCGTTACCTGTCCAAACTTGTATACTAGCAACACCATGATTATCTGTTGTTAAGCCACTTCCAGTACTTCTTACAATTCTGTAAGCACCGCTAGTACTAGTTAAACCAGTACCACCTTGTGCAACACCAGCTGTGCCTGTAACTTTTGCTCCGCCTAAATCAACAGAGCTAGGAGCCATCTTTGCAGCTGAAATTTCACCTGCACCGATTTTTCCTGCTGTAACTTGCAAGTTACCAATATCTTGAGAAGCTATTGTACCGTCAACAATTGCCTGGTTAGATATCTTCTTAAGTGACTGATAATCAAATGCCATCTAATAACTCCTTAAATGTTCTCTATTAACCAACCTTCTGTAGCAGTTGAATACACTAATTTAAATGCTGCGCCTTCTGTAGTAACTGTCATTGCATCAGAGGTTCTCATAATAGGATTACCATTGTTTGCAATTGTCAATGTATTTGTATCAAATGTTCCTTTTAAGTCAAAAATCTGAATAATTTCACCAGTTGAAGGAGAAGCAGGTAATGTTAATGTAATTGGACCACCACTGGTATCTACCCAATAAGCAGTTCCAGATACTGCTGCTGTACTGGAGGTAATAGCTACTCTATTCAATCCGCCGACTGGTAACCAAGCAGTTCCGTTATAGAACTCTAAATGATTACTATCGGTGTTATAATATTGAACACCAGCGTTAACTGTAGCGGGCCTTTCTGCTGTCGAGCCCATCAACATTCTTGGCTGTATTTCAATACCGTTATTAACTACTCTTCCCATAGTATTATCTCCCGTTACGCTGTAGCAGTTTCAATACCAAACACTACCGCTGAAACGTTAATCGCATTTGATCTGACCACAATTTTCTTACCAGCATCTAACACGATACCTGTTCTTTCTAGAACACCGTTTGCTGAAATCAGTGAATCATATTCAATGTATTCTGCATCAGTTGGTGTGTCCGCAGCCGCAGCAGCTACTCTAATTTCACTTGCCGTTCCGCCTCTGTTACACACCGATACTGTTACTACAGCAAATGTATCAGCAGGGACGGTATATAGAGTAGTGAGTGTGGCTGCACTTAAATCACCTGACCCTAATATTCCTGTTGCCATTTTATTATATCTCCATTTATTAGTTTAAGAAGTAACTCCAAGCCAACGGATAACCATCCACTGAGCCTTTGAAGTTCATATTAGCATTAATACTTATCGCCGCGCCTGTCGTTGTTGTAATTTGTGTTCCAGCAATGTAAATGAAACCTGCTGTAACACTGTTAACGTTCAACGATGCACCACCGCCACCAATTTGTGAACTAATGTATGCTTTAATAGCACGTTGAGTAGGTACAACGCTATCGCTATCCGCTGTAAAGAATGGGTCTGTACTAAACTCTTCAATACTTGCAGATCCTCCACCTAGTGTAACTTCACCAAGTGTAAGTTCTTGTAGTCCTGCAATGTTAAATGCATCAGCATTCAATGTTGCAACACCAGTACTCTGTTCAACGTTAAACAATCCGCCAACTCTAAAGTTACCGTCTTGGTCTGTTGAAGTAAAGAATACTCTACCACCGTTTCTTTCTCTAGTTTCTTGTGCAGGAATCGGATCTTGTGTTGGTGCATTAGGATAGTTTGTTTCTGCAAAACTACCTGTACCAATATCTAAGAAGTCATGTCCTGTCAATCTAACCTGTGAGTATCTAATTCTAGTTGTTACAGTTGTTCCGTGAGTTGGAACATTGTACAACTTCATTTCAGGTGAAACTTGGAAGAAACAAGTGTAAGATCCATTGTCATTACCTAGCAATGTGTAGATGTTAACTAGTTTGAATGTTTCGCCTGGTAGGTGTCCAAACACAACGTTTGATCCTGCTACCGGAACTTCTGTTAGTCTTCTAACAGCAATAAACGAACCACTCTGATAGTAATCTGCATAACCATCCCCTGTACCATTAATTAGATCAGCGGATGCAGAAACATATCCAGTTCCTCTACTTGTAAATGTTGGTGTAGCAAGTGTTCCTGCCGAAGCAATTCTAACATCTGCTGGTACAGCGTAGATTTCGCTTGGATCAGTAATTGTCATTGTTGGAGCACTTGTGTAACCACTGCCTGGTTCAACAATAGTAATCTTAAAGATCTTATTCTCTGCAACGTATGCTCTACCTTTAGCAGTAGCACCTGTGTAAATTGCAATTTGCTGATCACTACCTGCATCGCCAACAATTACACTAAACACACCGCGTCTAGTTTTGTTAACACCAAATGCAATTGCAATACCACCACTACTTGAGCTTATTTCACCGTCACCGTATCCTGTCCATGTCCAGTTAATACCGTCTTGTGAATGTGCAACATAGTCATATCCGTTAACAGCAGCGTTGTATGCTGTTGCCATAAACAGACCTTGACCATATTCAACTTTTTGTATGCCTGCAGGTGTAGTTGAGTCAGGTGAACCAATTGTCATTGCTGACCATGTAGCACCGTCTAAACTAAATGCTGCGTTATCGCTGTCTGTAGCTGTTGCAACAAACTTACCATTACCCCAAGCAACACTGCTCCAGTTTGAACTTGCTGGAAGTGAAACGTCTGTCCAATTTTCGCCACCATCAGATGACCATGCAGCAGTTGTACTACCGGCTTTAACAGCTACAAGTCTGCCACGTCTTGCTGTGATTGCAGTAAATCCTGTGCTGTTTAATGTACCTGTAACGTCCCAAACTATACCATCTAGTGAAATAGCAACTGTTGTGCTGTTACTTGCAATAGCAATAAAGCGTCCGTTGTCATAAGTAACTCCGCACCAATCAGCACTTGCTGGTAATGCTGAAGCTACCCAAGTAACACCGTTATCTGAGTATGCAGCACTTGTTCCACTGTCTGCAACTGCAACAAATCTTCCTTGTTTTGCAAGTGTTGATCCGTCTTCAATTAAGCCGTGTGCAACAGCAGTCCAGTTAGATGTTGAAGGCATTGTGTTTGCTACCCAGTTAGTGCCGTCCATTGAGTAAGCACCTGCATTTGCAGCGGTTTTAACTGCTACAAATACACCTGGTTGTCCGTAACCCTCTTCGTCATATACTAATACTGCACCATTACTATCTACTGATGTAATTGTTATTGTTAAATCGTGTGTTCCGTCAGTACCACCAAGTGCAGAACCTAGTACCGTAACGTTTTCAAGTCTTGCATAATTTGCACCGCCACTTACTAGTGTAGTTTTATATTTCCAACCATTCTTGGTTACAGTAATACTTAAACCACTTCCTGATCCGCCTGATGGACTTACAACATAAACTCCTGTTGTTTCACCAAATGCTGAATCTTTCCAAGTACCTGTAGTTGGAAGTGTTTGTAGTGAACTTCCAAAGCCTGGGCTTGTAAATTGAACTCTTGGTTGAACAACATATGTTGATGAAGCATCAGGTGAAGCAATAGTAGTTCCTGCAACTACGTGATCCCATCCTGACCCACCTGTTGATTCTTTTGTAACTGTAGCAATCTTAGTACCTGCGTTGTATGTTGCAATAACACCGTATTGTCCAACACCTGTACCACCGGTTACATAAACTACCATGCCTACATATGCTGAACTTGTTTCAGCATCAGTAGCTGCAAGTGTAATACTTGTTGAAGTACCACCCTGTGCAGTGTTAGCGTTTGAAACATAACCAAAGCCACCGAAGTTTCCTGCTGCTTCTGGAGCATCAGTACTATCGTCAACTAGATCTTTTAAGAATACTTGATGTACAGCACCGTTTCTAAATTCATCATTGTATGATGATGCACCAGTACCTGCGCCTGAAATTAATGTATCAACTTCAGTGTATTCTTGACCTGCGTTTTCATATTCAAAGTTGTAAACTTGTTGAGCACCGTCGGTGTTTACTTCGGAGATAATAGCTTCGAACTGGAACTTATTATCAACAATCGCAGTGTTTGGAGTTTCAGTTGAATCAAATCCTTCTGCTACTGAACCAAAGTCACCGTATGAGTTGTTACCGTTTGTACCTCTAATTCTACCACCGTCTGTTGACAAGTAACCAATGTGTGAGTAGTAAGTAAACACAGAAACAAGTTCTGCTCTACCATTGTTTGCTACCCAAGCACCGATACCGTCTGATATAACCTGTGTAAAGTCGTTACTAACAATCGAATCGTTACCACCTGCGTGTAATGCACCGTCAATTTTCTGACCAATTGCAGCATAACCAAATGTTGTAACACCTTGTACATATGGTGAACGTGAAGTGATCCATACTCTGTAATCTTCTGGACCCCAACCTGGATCAAGTGAACAATATGCTCCTGCTGTAACTCTTGAAGTTCCATATGAGTTTGGAGGAGTTAAATCACCACTTAGTCCATCAAGTGTTTGGTTTCTAATACCTGTTCCGTTTCTTAGATAGTACATATCTTCTTCTAAGGAACCTTTTACTGAGTTACCATACCATCTTGCTGCTAATAGTGTTTTGTAATTTCCTTTGTAGTCAATGTCATATTTTAGAGCATTGATAACTTCACCCACATCACGTAAGCAGAATGTTTTATCGTATGCAAGTTCAACTCCCATCGAACCTGTGTCTGTATCTAATGACATTGCGTCTGCTACATTACGCATTTTTGCAACTGTAAATGTTGTGCTACTTAAAATTGAATGTACATAATAAGTATTGCCTGCAACAATTCCGTCTCCGCCTGTTGTTACTGGTGGACTTAAAACAGTTCCATTAAATTTAATTGCTAAGCCGCGTTGTAACCAGCTAGTATCACTAATTGTAATTGCATCTGTACCAGCATCTGTTGCTGTTGCAGTGTCGTTCCATGTGTTAGCAATATAAGCTTCAGCTTCAGCAACAATAAATGCTCTGTTTCTTTCTAGTTGCTCTCTTGCATGATGTGCGTTTCTGTATTCTGTAGAACATCTTGAACCTTCAGTTGTTCCACTGTAAATAATTGTATCAATATTATCAAACAATGTTGCAAATCTTGATGCTGCTGTTGTGTCACCGTTTAAGTAGGTAGCAGTATCGCCAGCAACTGTTTCTGCAACAAATTGATATGCTGCTCTAGTTGCTGCTTTCTGTCCTAAATCATAAACATCACTAGCAGTAGATCTTAGATATGCGTAAGCATTTTTAATTGTTTGCCAGTTGCTGTTAAACATAAAGTCAAACATTGCACCTTCTAACAACAATCTCATATCTCTCTTACATTTGTCTGCATTGTAAGTTAAGTTTGGATAATTGTCTGCTAGATAGTTAGACATTGCGCTTACAAGGGCCTCTTGCTGCGCATCTAAGGTCTCTGCAGCGGTGATCAATGCGGTTGTACTAGTTACACCATTCGTTGCAATAGGATAGTCAATTTTATCAACTACAAGTCCTAAACCAGTACCGTTTGATAATGACAGTGTTGAACCGCCGTATGTTTGTGAAACAGTAAATGTATTAGAAGCTGCTGTATTATTAACCCAGAATGTAGTATCAGCAGTTAAGCCATTACCGCTTGTTCTCGGAATAATTTTATCACCAACTTGTAAACCGTGTGCTCCACTTGTTGTAATAACATTTGAAGAAATACTATCAATTGTTAAATTAGGTCTAGTACTTACATCAGTGATTGTATTAATGATAACATCTAGTGCTGCTTCAATATGTGCAATAGCAGCAGCAGAACCAGCTGTAGCTGATCTATACTGAAGTGTGTTTCCTAATTTAGTTAATACTGAATTGCCTGCAATTGCTGAAAGTTGAGTTTTCATCTCTCCGTATGCAGCAATTGTTGCTGTTTTTTCTGTACTATCAATAGCAAGTGAGCCAGCAATACCATCATAGTATGCTGTAGCAGCATCAACAGTTGCTTTATAACCGCCATATGTTAAATCATATGCAATAGCATCTACAATGTAACCAATGTCTTGTTTACATTTTGTTTTGCTGTACTTGATATTAGGATAGTTAACACCAATCCAAAGAGTAATTTCTTCTTGTAAGAACGCTTTGTTTTCTTCGATTAAATGTCTAGCATCGCCATAACCAACTAGATATGATGAATTATATCCTGTTGGATCAGTACGTGTCATAAGATCTAAACCTCCAACACGGAAGTCGATGTTATGAATCATTGTTTCAATTAATTTATCTACTTCTGCAGATTCAACTGTGTCTGCAAAAGGAACTGCAATATCTTGTACTTCTGTATTTCCTGTTGTAGCTGTTACAGTAGCACCTGTGATTACATCTTTAATAACACCTTTCAAATGCTGATAAGTGTTTAAAGTGTAATATGTATCTGTATGGTGAGTTGTGCCAACAGCAGGACCTGCATTAGTTGCACGAATTTCATCACCGATTACACAAGTATGTTCTGGTACTAAGATCGGAAGTACTTCTCTATAACGTCCAGTTTTAACTTTAATAATGTTGTTTGGCTGTACACGCTCAGGAATTCTAGTTGTGTCGCCATCTTCAAGTGCGTTGTTAATGATTGTAACTAAACTAGATACAACAGCATCAACTCCTGATTCAGCAATAATATCACTATCTTTCCATTGTGCAACAACAGCAGTTGAAAGGTCACCGTTTGTTGTTTGATAGTTAACTGTAGGATCTGTTTGTGCTAATACATTGCTTACAACTGTTAACATATAGTTGTTTGCAGCAATATCGTTTGCAGATTCTGTAGAAAGTCTTGTGTATTCTTTAACACCTGCGTTTTCACTTTCTTCAAGACCGCCGACATATGCATTAGCAGCACCTCTAACTTTAACGTTACCGCCGTGTCTTAAGTCAAAGATAACAGCATCGACAATCCAACCAATGTCTCTGTAACATTTGTTGTCGTCATATGTAAAGTTATACCAAATACTTGTAGCATCTGGTACTGTAACTGTGTTGTATTCAATTTGATAATTAATCCATTCAGTTACTTCTTTCTGAATGAATGTTCTGTTTAATTCAAGAAGTTTTGTTGCATTAGGAAGTCTTGGTCCGTGTTC